TAAAAAAGTTAATAGTAGATGGCGATATTTTGATGCAGGACAAAGATGGAGAAATTAGTAAAATAGCGGAAATGCAAAATTTTGAAAGTATGCAGGAAAATAATCAAGATGATGCTGCAGATGCAGTAAGGTACGCAATAGAAAAAGAAAAATCAAAAAGTGTATCAATTACGATTACAAGAGAATCATCAATACATTTGCAAAAAATGTTAGGTATTGAAAGAATTTCAAGAAAAAGATTTATTAAATTACTTATGGGATGTAGAATTCAAAGAAATGATGCTAACATATTTGCAGATATAGTTAGAAAAAATGAATATGGATATTGTCCGATTATGGTACAGGCAGTTATAGAGTGGGTTATAAAAGAAATACAAAAGGGGGAAGAATAATGAAATGTACAGATAAAGAATGGGATACTTGCCAAGTTGAAAAAATGGGATGCTATGGATGTTATTATGATGAACATAAAATTCAAGTTGGATATTTTGTAAGAACAAACCAAGGTATAATTGGAAAAATAAAAAGAATTGAATTAGATAAAATAGATAAAGCATTGAAATGGTATGTATTTGATAAGAAAAGACCAAATATGAATATTATTGATGAAATATATATAAACAAACCCTATATAACAAAATACAGTAAAAATATATTAGATTTAATAGAAGTTGGAGATATATTAAAACTAAAAGAAGATAACGATATTTGCTATATAGGTTTAGAAAAAGACACAACAACAATAAATTATACAGAATTAAAAGAAAGTATAAAAAATGGAGAATGCGAATTATTAGAAATATTAACAAAAGAGCAGTTTAATTCAAATTGTTTTAAGGTGGTGAAATAATGAAAAGATTAGGAACGCAAGAAAATCCATGTCGAAATAATTATGAAATAGACAAAATAATTAGAGGTATGGGAAATTGTACTATATATACAATTAAAACATTTGTAATATCAGATGAAAACATAGAACAAGCAAAAGCAAGAAAAATTAAATTTGTAGGATTAAATGAAGCATATTTTATAAAAAATGCTATTAATACAGCAGTAGCAGAAGTAATAAAAAAAGAAAATATATCATTGATTGGTATAAATAAAAGCATCGAAGTACCTATAAATTTAGATGAGGTCATAAAGCAATTAACAGAGCGATTTAACATTAATGTAAATTTAGATGAAATACCAAACAAAACAGCACTACAGCTTCAACAAGAATATAATAATAAGGTTTTAGGAAGGTGGCAGTAATATGAGTATAGAAAGAGATTGTAAAAAAATACATAAAAAAATTAGGAAGTTTTATGAAAAGTACAAAGATCAAAGGAATATCTGTTTCAATTTACAATGCGATAAAGAAAATGACTCTTATGATATATGCTTATATGTAAATCCTAAAATAGAAGAACTTGATGTAATGAAAGAAAACATAAATCTAGAAAGGAAAAGAATATGCAAATAAAGTTAAATGGAGGTAGCGAAGATTTAAGTGCAATGCTAATTGGAGCGGAAAGATATGCACTAGGAAGAAAAACATATATTGTGCAATGGACCTGTGAGTTTATAGGCAATAACTTGCATCTATTAACAGAAAAGGACAAGCAAGTAATGATAAGAGATATAGAAAATCCAATAAGTTATGGAGATGAGTGCGACAAAGAGTGCTGGATGCAGTTATTAGAAATATTAAAAAAGGAGAAGAAAACAGATGATTATAAATAGAGTAAATAGTAAGGAAGAGGCAGAAAAAGCTATGATAGCGGTTGGGCAAGAAATTATAAGAAGAGCAAAAGAAACTTGTAGTAATGTTGATAGAGTTACTTCGATAAAAATTGATGCAGAAATAATACCATTTCCGGATGAAGCGATAAATGTCAATATAAACAAAAATTATATAGCAGAATTTGAGAAAAAGGAGAAAAGCAAAAATGAACGAAAAGATTAGTAATACAATAGCACTACATCAAATGTCAATCAATGAATTGAAAGAAATAAAACATCGAGTGGAAACAACTGAATCAGAAGATGTAAGATTTAGAATAGAAACAAAACATTGGTATGGGTATTCAGAGCCTTTTATTGCTAAAAATAAGGATAAACTAGAAATATCCGTATATACAATGACTTTGATATTAGATGAAGCAATAAAGAAAGAGAAAGAAAGAATAGACAGACTAATAAATATCGAAATAGAAAACAAATGCAGAAAGGAGAATATAACAAATGAAAAAGCAAAATCAAGAAAAAGCAGAAAAAGAAAACCAAGATAAATCACAGCAAATGTTGAGTTGGTTTCAAATTATAATGCTGATAGGCAGACCATTGTGGGATAAGACAAGAAAAAAATGGAGAGTCTTAAATGGCTACCAAGCAGTATTAGGAAACACCAATAATTTATTTTATGAAGTAACATTTACAGACACACCATACTGGGAAAATTATGCTGATGAGCAATTATATTTAAATGTCCCAGCAGAAAAGGAGAAACAAAAAGAAAGTGGAGATAAAGGAAGCAATAACAAAGACAAGTGAATTAAAACGAAAAATAAAAGACAAACAATATATTCAAGTAAGGAAAGATGGTACTGATAGTTATGGATATATTGAAGCTCTAGATACATTAGTAAGAGCATTGAAAATGTATATAAAATAAATAGGAAACATTGTATTATAGAATAAGAAATATAGAATTATAATTTACTAAAGCACAAAGCATACAGTTTACCTAGAAGGAGAGGTTTTGTATGGGAAAAATTGAAATATCTGAAAAAGAAAGCAAAATATTAGAATTTATAGAACAACTAATAAATTCTGCAGTAGAAAAGGGAATTGAAAAAGGAATTGAAAGGGCAAAAAATGAGGAAAGATTAAGAGAAAAAATAACATATGATACCAAATTAAAAAATACCAGGCTTTTAATAAAAAATTATAGAAGATTTTTAAGTGCTTGTCAGCAGGCAACATGGACTGAATGCGAACTGGAAACAGCAACTGTTGATGAGGTACTAGATAAATTATATTGTACTACATCTGATGAAGTAACTGTAGTTCAATCAATATTAGCATCTAAAAAAAGAACGGAAATAATTATAGAACATGTTAAAAGAATTATAAAATTTTATATATATGAGGCCGAAAGCAGTAACAATACCGAAAAAATAAGGAGAGCACATATTATTGATGATTTATATATAAAAGGAGATAAGAAGCCAAAAACAAAAAGTATGTCCGAAAAGTATCACATTAGTGAAAGACAAATTAGTAGAGATCAAAATACAGCAATCGAAGAAATAGCAATACTTATGTTTGGAATAGATGGTATAAGAAAAATGTTCTAATAATACAATGTAAGTTTGTCCATAATTTGTCCTTGACATGTCATAATCAACGAACTATAATGATATTGTGAAAAAATATAAATTACAAAATATTCAATCCCCTAAAAGACCGTTTATGGTCTTTTTTTATTTTGAGAAAGGAGTATTATTGAAACAATTTAAAAGCTTTTATAAGGAAGTAGGCGGAAATGAAGGCAGCAAATGTAATTATCCTATAAGGTTAGATACTTATCGGATGTCGGTTGCAGCCACGATTGTAAGTATTGCTATGCAAAATCCCTATTAAGCTTTAGAGGTTTATGGAATCCTAAAAATCCTAGTGTTGCTAATGTTGAAAAGCTAAAAAGGAAAATTGATAAATTAAGAAAAGGAACAATAGTAAGACTTGGAGGAATGACAGACTGTTTCCAACCAATAGAGTTGGACAATAGGATAACCTATAAAATTATTAAATATCTAAACAAAAGAAGAATTGGATATTTAATAGTCACAAAATCAAGTATTGTTGCGAATGATGAGTATTTGAAAATTTATGACAAGGATTTGGCCCATTTTCAAATTACTGTTACTACCACAGATGATGATAAATCAGTAAAATATGAAAAGGCTGCGGTTCCTAGTAAGAGAATAGAGGCTATTGAAAAATTATATAAAAATGGGTTTGATGTACAAGTAAGATTAAGCCCTTTTATTTATGAGTATATAGACTTCGATATATTAAACAATATCAAATGCAATAAGATTTTAATAGAGTTTTTAAGAGTAAATCATTGGATAAAACAGTGGTTTGATATAGATTATTCTAAATATACAGTAAAACATGCCGGATATGAACATTTACCTTTAAGCATAAAAAAGCAATATCTACAGAAAATCACAGGCTTTGAGCAAATAAGTGTATGTGAAGATGTAGACGAACATTTTGAATATTGGAAAAGCAACATAAATCATAATAAAAAAGACTGTTGCAATTTAGGAGGATGAGAATATGAAAATTGAAAAAGTAAGTATTGATAGTATTAAGGTATATCCTAATAATGCTAAAATTCACACAGCAGAACAAATTGAAGAAATAAAAAAATCAATTCAAGAATTTGGAAACAATGATCCAATTGCTATTGATGAAAAAGGTTTTATAATCGAAGGAGAAGGAAGATACCTGGCACAAAAAGATATGGGACTAAAAGAAATAGAGGTTATAAAACTTACACATTTATCTGAAGAACAAAAAGTAGCATATATGCTAGTCCATAATAAACTAACTATGAATACCGGATTTGATATTGATATCTTGGAAGAAGAACTTGCAAAAATATCTAATATTGATATGCAGGAATTTGAGTTTGATATAAAACAACTTGAAGAAGAACTGGAAAACGAAGTGAATACTTCAAGTGAAAGCAGTTTTAATTATAAGGAACAATATGGAGTAATTGTAATATGCAAAAATGAAGAAGACCAAGAAAAAGTATATAATAAATTACTTGACCAAGGTTATGAATGTAAGGTGGTGACAACATAATGAATAACAAAACAAAAATAGAAATTCATAATCGAGTTCAAGATTTCAATAGTTATAGAGCAGCAAGGGTTAAATCATTGTTTAATGCAGAAAATGGTTGTAATTTTGATTTGGAAGCAGAAATAGATTTATCTGGAGAATGGCAAATTGGAGTTGTAGTTGGCCCTTCTGGAAGCGGAAAGTCTAGTATAGGAAAAGTTATATTTGGTGAAAACTTAATATATGACTATACAAAAGGCTGGGCCACAGATAGACCAATAATTGATGAAATTGCTCCGAATGGTGATTTCAATGAGGTCACAGGAGCGTTAGCAAATGTTGGGTTAGGTGATGTACCTGCCTGGTTAAGACCATTTAGGGTATTATCAAATGGGGAACAATTTAGAGCAGGGTTAGCAAGACTAATTTGTGAAAAACCAGAAAAAGTGGTTATAGATGAGTTTACATCTGTAATTGATAGACAAATAGCAAAAATAGGTTCACAAGCATTTCAAAAAGCTTGGAGAAGAACGAATCCAAATGGGAAGGTGGTGTTGTTAACCCCACACTATGATATTTTAGATTGGGTCAAACCGGACTGGGTATTTGATACAAAAACAAAAGTATTTGAGCGTGGGTTGGCCAGGCAAAGACCTAAAATTGACCTCCAAGTTTTCAAGGTCAACCAAAGTTACTGGAAATATTTTAAGCCACATTATTATTTAAATTTACCTATGCCGCCTTGTGCAGAGTATTTTATAGGGGTTGTAGATGGAGAACTAGCTTGTCATGTAGCAGTTGCTCCTTTTTTTACATCCAATGGATACAGAGCAACAAGATTAGTTACTATGCCAGAATGGCAAGGTGCAGGTGTTGGAATGAAGTTTTTAGAATGGATAGCACAATATCATTTAGAAGGTAACGGAAGATGCAATAAAAAATTTCCAACTTATTTTCATACATCGCATCCACAGTTATGTATGGCATTGAGAAAAAGTAAAAAATGGGTGCAAACAAGTGCGAATTTGTATGGTGGAAATAAAACACGAAGTTCAAAATCTATTATGAAATCAAGAAAAAGACATAATGGTGGAGAAGCAAATGCGTGTGCATCTGGATACGGTGGACATTTTAGAGCAGTACAGGGATTTAAATATATAGGGGGTTAACAATTATGAATATATTTATATGTGGGCAAAAAAGTTTTGGAAAAGAAGTCCTAAAAGCATTATATGAAAAGGGACATAATATTGTTGGTGTAGCACCACCACCACAAGAAAAATACTATGATAAAATGCAAGGATATGCAATAAAACTAGGAATACCTGTGATAAGCGATTGCGATAGATTAGTTTCTAGGGATATACCTGAAGAAACAGACCTTGTAATTGCAGCGCATTCACATTGGTATATATCAACTAAAATTATTGAAAAAGCAAAATATGGAGCTATTGGTTTTCATCCTTCATTGTTACCTAGACATCGTGGACAAGATGCTGTTAGGTGGACCACTGCTATGAATGACAGTATAACAGGAGCAACAGTATTTTGGCTTGATGATAGTGTAGATGGAGGAGATATATTCCTCCAAAAAACATTATTTGTTGATAGAAAATGGAACTATCACGATTTATGGAGAGAAATATTCCCAATAGGTGTAGAAATGATTTGTAAAGCAGTTGATCTAATAGAAGAAGGCAATATTATAAAAATTCCACAGGATGAAAAATATGCTACCTGGGAGCCATCTTTTACTAATACAAGGTTAAAAAGAAATGAATTATTACAAATAGGTAATGGAATAAATATTTGAAAAGGTAGGTGGGTGATATGATGTGATAGATGATAATAACAAAATTTCTAAAATAAAAAAAGACTATATGGCAGGAAAAACCTATAAACAAATAGCACAAAAACATGATGTCACTTATAACGAAGTTCTTTATTTAGTAAAAAAGAAAAATTGGAAAAGAAAAAGCAACTTAAGTAAGGTAAAGAAAGGAAATCAAAATGCAAAAGGAAATAAGGGTGGACCAGGAGCAGAAAAAGGAAACACTAGAGCATTAAAAACTGGAGAATATGAAACAATATATGATGACCTACTGACAGATGAAGAAAAAGCTATTATGAAACAAACAGAACTATACGATAAGAAATATCAGATAATGTCAGAAATAAAAATGCTATCCATACGAGAAAGAAGAATGATGCAGAGGATAAAAAATGTAAAAGAAGGCAAAGACTTAACAATTGTGAGAATGTCTAAAAGTACATCAAAAAATATTTCATACAAAAGCAACGGAGCAACTACAACAACTGAAGCAGAAAGTACAACAAATATTATTCAAAGACTAGAAGAATCACTTACAAGAGTGCAAGAGGCCAAAAGACGATATATTGATAGTTATCACAAAATAGAAACTGATGATAGAAAACTTGAATTAGATTTGATTAGATTAGAAATGGAAGCAGCAAAGGATGATAGCTCAAATAATGAAGATATGAAAGATGACAGTTTTATACAAGCGTTAAACGATTCGACAGAAGGTGCATGGAATGATTACACTGAAGAATAATAGTAAAAGTTTTGATGAAAGAATATCTAATCTAAGAAACAAAGTAATGCAAAATGCTATTACTTTAAGAAAAAAAATAAAAAATGGTACATTATTCAAGTTTAAGCCATTTAGTTTAAAACAAAAGAAGATTTTGACCTGGTGGACAGATAAAAGTCCAGTAAAAGATAAAAATGGAATTATTGCAGATGGAAGTATTAGAGCAGGTAAAACATTATGTATGTCATTATCATTTGTTTTATGGGCAATGACAAGATTTAATGGACAAAATTTTATATTGGCAGGAAAAACAGTAGGAGCATTTCGTAGGAATGTTCTTTTTTGGTTGAAGCTAATGTTAAGAGCACAGGGATATAAAATAAAAGATAGGCGTGCAGACAATATGTGTGAAATATCCAAAGGAGAAATAATAAATTATTTCTATATCTTTGGTGGTAAGGATGAAAGATCACAAGATTTAGTACAACGGAATTACTGCTGCAGGGGTATTTTTAGATGAAGTTGCATTGATGCCACAGTCTTTTGTAAACCAAGCACTTGCTAGATGCTCTGTAAAAGGTTCAAAATACTGGTTTAACTGCAACCCAGAAGGACCAAATCATTGGTTTAAAGTTGAATGGATTGATAAAAAGAAAGAAAAAAATATATTACATTTACATTTTACAA